GCGGGACGCCGCTTAATATCTGGCCGGAGAAATTGAATGTATTAGATGGCAAAAAAGGGCCGTGAGGCCATGAAGTCTAAAGCCCGCCGATTGGCAGGCGAGAAAGACCAAAAGGTCGACAGCTCTGACTGGTCGCCCGCGCCTCCGCTAAATGCGGAAGCAAAGACTGGCATGCGCCCAGTATCTCGCCGCACTTATAAGAAGGGTGGCAAGGTTGTTGGCCAAGAGGCACGTAAGCGCGCTGACAAGCCATCTCGCGCAACGGGCGGTGAAATTGCAACCGCAATGATGAACAAGAATTTAAAGGAAGCCAATGAGAAGCGCGAAGGCGTGAAGCACGTCGGCGCACTGAAGCATGGCGGCAAGGCAAAGCGCGCAACGGGCGGTGGCATTTACGACAAGAAGGCACTTGGCGCTATTGATCCATTGCCAAAACGCGCAAAGGCTGAGAACTACAAAAAAGGCGGAAAAGTCCGTAAGGGTTACGCAGAAGACGGATTTGTCGATAAGTTAAATAAGCTTGTTGGCTATAAGTCAGAGGCTCAGAAGCAAGCAGAAAGCATGAGGGGCGTTGGTCAATCAGGCACAGCGCTCTACAGCCAAGAAGACAAGGGAGCTCTTGACCGCGCTCTTCGAGAGAACGACGCCCTTCCGGCTCCAGCAGAAGCGGCAGAAAGCGCTGCACGCACGGGAGACAAGCGCGGCGGCATGGTGAAGCGTAAGGCTCACGCTAAGGGCGGCAAGACGGAAATGCATCCCGACGAGCGTGAGGATCGTTCACTCGTAAAGAAAATGGTGAAGAAGACCGCATTGACCGGCAAGAAAGATGGCGGTGAAGCTGGCGGTAAGTGGATCCAAAAGGCTATCAAAAAGCCAGGCGCGCTTCACAAGCAGCTTGGCGTGCCAAAGGGCGAAAAGATCCCTGAAAAAAAGCTTGAAGCTGCAGAGAAAAAAGGCGGCAAGCTTGGCAAGCGCGCCCATTTAGCTGAAACGCTAAAGCGCATCAATAAATACGGCGGCGGATCTCTTAGCCTTGACGCCGCGGGTGGTGAAAAAAAGTCAGCAGCTAAAACAAAAGAGCCAAAGAAAGTTACGTTGATTTCAGTCAACATTGGAAAAGAAACCGGTAACAAACCACCCGTTTCTCCCGCTGACATTATGAAGCCGCCAATGGTGCCGCCAATGCCTCCTGTTGCGCCTCCTGGCGCTGGCGCTCCTCCTCCCGCACCTCCAACAATGCCTATCCCTGGCGGCCCTGGTGGCATGCCAATGCCTGGAGCTCCAGGTCGCAAGGCAGGCGGACGCATCAGCAAAGTAGCCAAGTCTTACAAGGACATGGAGGCCGGAGCTGGATCAGGCGAAGGCAGATTGCAGAAAGAAGATATCGCTAAAGCGAAAAAAGGTCGCGGTAAGTAATTACTGCGCATGGACTGGGCGTCACCCCCTTATGGCGTCCAGTCCTCTTACATCATAAGGGGAGCCCAAGGGGGTGGGTTGTGGGAACACTAACGCGTAGCCATATGTTTGCTCACGAGCTTGAGCGTTTGATTGAAATTGAAGTCGAGAGAATGAAGGACAATCTTGCACTTGGATTTCTAGAAGACTTCAACGAATACAGGTTCGTTGCAGGAAAGGTCGCCGGATTGCGCACGGCGATCGACTTAATGGCTGAGGCATCAGCCATATGTGATGGTAAACCGCGCGAACACTAAGGGGACGTTAATGACTAACTTGGTAATGGATCACGCAGAGGATCCAAAACAGAAAATAATAAATGAAATTGGCGATTTATCTAAAATTGAACTGTTTAACAATCAGATACTGTGCGCCGTCTATGTGCGTCCGACAAAAACAAAAAGCGGACTGTATTTGACTGATAAATATGCAGACGAAGATAGGTTCCAGGGTAAGGTTGGCCTACTCATTGGCATGGGTCCGGCTGCGTTTAATGATGAAAGCGGTCAGTGGTTCAATAATACAAGCTTTAATCTGCATGACTGGCTTGTTTATCGCCCGTCTGACGGCTGGAGCATTACAATAAATGGCGTTCTGTGCAGAGTTTTATCTGACACGCAGGTAAAAATGCGCATCCCGTCACCTGATACAGCATGGTAATGGAGAAAATTGATGTCTGACGAACAAGATCACGTCGAAGTAGAGCTTGATAAGCCTGAAGAGACGAAAAAAGACGAGCCCGAAATAGAAATAGTCGACGAAAAGGCTGCAAAAGAGCCTGAAATAGAAAAAGCGCCGATTATTGAGCCGCAAGAAGGCATCCAAGAGCTTAAAAAGCGCCTGGAAGCTGAGAAAGCGGCACGCATAGATGCAGAAAAACGCGCACGAGAGGCTAACTTTCACGCTGATCGCGCCCGTGATAACGCAAAAGACGCAAATTATCAGCTCGTCGTGAATGCGCTTGAGACTGTTAAGGAGCGTTCAGATGCCTTGAAGGCTGCGCATAAGGAAGCAATGAGTGTTGGCGACTACGACAAGGTCGCTGAGCTTCAAGAAGCCATGTCAATCAATGCGTATCAGATGAATGAGCTGAAACGCGGCGAGAGAGCATTAAAAGAACAGATGCAGGCGGAAGAAGAGGCCGCTAAGCGCCAGCCTCCACGTCAGACAGAGCTCCCTGGCGACATTATTGAGCAAATGGCTCAAACGGTATCGCCAAAATCAGCGTCTTGGCTGCTAAAAAATAAAGAACATCTGTCTGGCGAGCGTGAAATACGCAAAATGTTTCGCGCTCACGAAGACGCCGTGGATGATGGGCTTAAGACAGACAGCGACGAGTATTTTAGCTTCATTGAAAGCCGCCTGGGGCTCAATAAGCAGGTTGAAGAAGATGTTATGTCAGAAGCCGCGGCTCCTGCGCCTAGACGCGCACCGCAGCCACCGCCTGCGCCCGTATCACGTAGCCCTCAACGGTCAAATGTCGTCCGTCTAACTAAGGACCAGGCGGAGATGGCGTCAATGCTTGGCATGACTGACAAGGAATACGCGAAACACATGCTTGACCTTCGCAAAGAAGGCAAAATTGCAAACTGATGGAGATTGTTATGAATACGCCTACGGTAAAGAAGGGCATGTTTGCGAAAGCGGCAGCCGGAGCCCCTATTGATGAAGCGCCGCCAATGAGGCCCGCAATGCGTGAAGACGACCCAAGAGAAAGAGCAAGGCAGCGTGCGGCTGAACTGCGCAACCACTTAGAGGAAGTCGTCGACGGCACTGATGACTTCTACGTTCCTCAGGACATTATTCCAGATGGCTGGACGTATGAGTGGAAACGCTTCACGACATACGGCGCTGAGGACCCGTCTTATCAGGTTCACTTAGCGCGTTCTGGGTGGACGGCGGTCCCAGTGTCTCGTCATCCGTCTATGATGCCTCAAAACACAGCAGACAAAGTAATTACCAGAAAAGGCATGGTCCTCATGGAATGCCCGTCTGAGATTGTCCTTGAGCGTATCGACGCAGATAAAAGAAAGGCGCGCATGCAGGTCATGCACAAAGAAAATCAACTTGCCGGCACGCCTGACGGCACAATGACGCGAGATCACGCGCAAGCGCGTCCTCAAATCAAGAAGTCATACGAGGCTATGCCGGTCCCTGAGAAGTAAGTTCTCCGGCAGTAAGCTAGTCCAGGGGGTCGCCTTGTGCGGCCCCTTTACTTTTAGTTTGTAAATATGCGATAATGGCAACAAGCCATTAAATTGGCTCGAGCTCCCCCGGCGTGGAGCATTAACTATTCCCGGTTCTATAGTCGCCCCGGTGCGCGATGACAGAGCCTCCTGTAAAAAGGAGATTCCGTTATGGCGAATACAAGTGCGCCTTTCGGTTTTAGACAATATGCAGGAAACGGTTCTGCTCCTACTTACGAGCAAGTTCAGTATCCTATCGCATACAACTCTACCAATATCTTTTTTGGCGACCCAGTAACAGCCGTCAGCGATGGCACGGTTACTCAGTCTGCCAGCACCAGCACACCAGCTGCTCTCGGCATCGCTGGCGTATTCGTTGGCTGTAAATTTCTTTCAACGGTTCAGAAAAGAACTGTTTGGTCAAACTACTATCCGGGCGGCACCGATCCAGTTTCTGGTTCGATCTATGCCTACATCGTAAACGACCCTAACGCTAAGTTCGTTGTTCAGTCCGACAGCACGGGCATTGCTCTTGCTGACGTAAACGCAACAATCGGCTTCTTGATTGGCACAGGCAATACCTCAACGGGTATTTCTGGCGCTTATCTCGATACCTCCACGTTGCAGACTGGCACGCTCGCGAACTACCCATTTAAGATTGTTGGTGTCATCAACGATCCGCCGGGAGCTCAAGGCACGCTGTCGAACGGACAGGCATATGACAATGCTATCGTCATGTTCAACAACGTCTACACCCGCAACTTCCAAGGCGTCTAACAAGGAGTAAGGACCAATGGCTGTTAATCTCTCTGCCATTAAAGACCTCCTCCTTCCGGGCCTCCGGGGGATTGAGGGTAAATACGAGATGATCCCATCTCAGTATGATAAGATCTTCACGAAGCACGACAGTAAGATGGCGCTTGAGCGCACTGCTGAAATGCGCTTCCTGGGTCTTGCTCAGCTGAAGACAGAAGGTGGTCAGACCGCATTCGACAACAGCGCCGGTGAGCGTTACATCTATAACCAGGAGCACACTGAAATTGCTCTGGGTTACGCGATTACACGCAAAGCCATCGACGACAACCTCTACAAATCACAGTTCATGCCTTCGAACCTTGGCTTGATGGAAAGCTTCCACCAGACCAAAGAGATCTACGGCGCGAACGTGCTTAACACGGCGACGACGTATAACGCGTCTGTCGGCGGTGACGGTGTCGCTCTTTGCTCCACGGCGCATCCAATCGATGGCGCTACTGTAGCGAATACGCCTACGGTTCAGGTTGATCTTAACGAAGCCACGCTTCTGAACAGCATGATTGCTATCAGAACAAACTTCAAAGACCAGGCTGGCCTGAAGATCTTCGCCCGCGGTCGCCGTTTGGTTGTTCCTGCTCAGCTTGAGCCTGTAGCAGTCCGTCTCACAAAGACGGAGCTCCGCCCAGGAACGTCAGACAATGACGTCAATGCCATCATGATGACAGCCGGCGGATTGCCGGAAGGTTACATGACCAACGACTTCTTGACGTCATCGTATGCTTGGTTCTTGTTAACCAACATTGACGGTCTGTCTTACATGGAAAGAGTTAAGTTCGAAACCGACATGCAGGTCGATTTCGTGACTGACAACTTACTCGTAAAGGGTTATGAACGCTACAGTTTCGGCTATTACAACTGGCGCTCAATTTACGGCAACTTCCCAACGTCGTAAGGAGGAAGTAATATGGCTAATGCTGCTTTCTCCGGTCCATTGGTTGTGTTCGGGCAAAACCCAACACAGCCGGGTGACTATAACCCAGACATCGGTGGCTCGTCCCTGTTTTATGCAGGGACGGGTATCTTAGATCCACGTCAAGTATACACATACATCCCCGGCGAATCTCAATCCGCCTCGGACTTTGGGTGGCTTGGTGTGGACAACATCACGACCTTGAGTGCTGTTCCTTACACGGCGGCTGCAGCAGCTATCGTTGCTTCAGCTAACCCAACGAGTGCAACACTTACACTTGTATCGTCGAACTCTTCGACGACTGGCGTCTATTATTCCACGAGCTTTGTTCGTGCGGATACGGGTGCGACTGACTCTGTTCTCGCTCTTGATGCTTATGCATCAGTAACGGGCTCATTCAGCAATGGTGTTCTCACGATCACCACTTCCACCAACCAGATGCCAATTGGTCCCGGTATGGTTGTTCTTGCTACTACAGGAACGGTTTCTCAGGGAACCGCTGCTGGAACGCAGATCGTATCTCAGCTCACGACAACCGGCACATACTCGTCGGTTTCGCAGGGCACGAC